ATAAGTATCAACGGCGATTCCAGGCACGGTTGATTGTGGGACAAACCGGTCTTTTTCAATAATACGGGTATTCAGATTGTTAAAAAAAGGCATGAATACATTCTCCTGCGGGTCGAAGTGGAGCATCTTCCAGTTGTCCTGTTCAACGTCGCGCAACATCCATGCGGGATGTGTAGCCCGCGATTGTTCTACAGAACTGCCACCACGAGTAGGGCATCGTATCATCTCATTCGTTCGTGTTGCGAGAGAAGCGCGGTCGTCATGGTGATAGTTGTCAGCGGAGTCACGGTTCAGGCGGCGCGAAAGACCGAACAACTCTGCCTCGACATCTACAGTATTCGTCATAATATTCCCTGCCCATAACTGTGCGCGAATATATGGGTCTTCAATATAGTGTGGTTTATCACCAGGACCCGGCACATTCAAACGATATCGCCCTACATCGGTAGATTGCTGAAGTTGTTTTTTAATACGGTCCGGGTCATCATGAAATCGCGTAAATGACATTACAGTAATATATATAGTTATTTATAATATGGTTATTATATCATTGTAAAATAAAACAGACCTAAAAACAAATAGTTATTTCATGTAAGCGTATATCGAATGATTATCACTGAACTAGACGTGGGCGCCGACTCAAATGTGGAAATCGTAAAGAATCCTTCTAAATCCTATACAATTTGCCTGAACATGATTGTAAAAAATGAATCACACATTATAATGCAAACACTTGAAAATCTATGCAAGTATGTGGATTTTGATGCATATTTTATATCAGATACCGGTTCAACTGATGATACGATGGATCTTATTCGCGCATTTTTTAAGAAGCGCAATATTCCTGGACATATTGAGCAGGTTGAATGGCAGGATTTCGGATTCAATCGTACGCTTGCACTTCAAATGGCGTTTAATAAAACCGATTATCTCTTTATTTTTGATGCCGATGATTCGATTCATGGCGATTTTCGAATGCCGCGTGATCTTACACATGACGCATATCAACTAAAACTCGGACAGTCATTTGTGTATTTGAGAACACTCATCGTAAATAATCGGAAACGTTGGCGCTTTGTGGGCGTGCTGCATGAATATATTACTTGTGTAGATAAGGAAGACAGTTCCTATGCGATTCAAGGGAGTTATTACGTTGAGTCGGGTCGAACCGGCAGCCGTAGTCAAGACCCCAATAAATATATCAAAGATGCGGCAGTTCTTGAACGCGGGTTTAACGAAGAGATGAGACTTGGCAAAGACAGAGGACTCGCTGAGAGATATGCGTTCTATTGCGCTCAGAGTTGGATGGATGCAGGACCGGCTTATATCGACAAGGCAGTCGAATGGTACCTTCGCGTCCTCTCGCAAAACAATTGGGATCAGGAGAAATATTACAGCGCGCTCTGCCTCGGGGATTTGTATAACAAAAAAGGTGACAAGTATAATTCACTAAAATATTACTGTAAAACGATGGAATACGACGAAGAACGAATCGAGGGCGTTGCTTCTACTATGGAAATCCTTCGCGCGGACGGAAATCACGTCATGGTAAATGCGCTTTATCATAAATATAAGAATTACAACAAGTTTCCAGAGAATAAGCTGTTCCTTACAACAGATAAATATCACGATATTATAGAATACAATAATTCCATATCGGCGTTTTATATATTTGACAAGCGAAGTGGATATGAATGTTGTAAGACGATTCTCCGACACAATATTATGGCATATCACTTCCTGGCATCAACATACAGTAATTTCCGATTTTATCGCAATTTTTTTGAAGAGGACACATATGAAGAGATATTGCGGCTATTTTATGTCGTAGATAATTTTCTTGCAGTTATTGCATCTAAAAATGACAGTTATGGCGATGATGATATTGAAACGTGGAATCAACTTTTCGCGAAAGTTAAACACGCGCTTGTTGCACCGTGCAAGCTATTAAAAGTCACACCCGACTTCGAAAAAAACAATTGTCAAGAGTTTCATTTGTCGCGCCCGATTGATAAATTGCCATATCTCAATAAAAATATGCCTGCAGAGTTGCCATCGATCGCGGTTGTAAAACGTAACCGAAATATGTCACCTCGTGTCATTATTACATTTACCACATGTAAGCGCTTAGATTTATTTCAACAAACCGTGAATTCTATATTGAATATGTGGAATGACGTCGATATGATTGATTATTGGTATTGTGTAGATGATAATTCTAGTGAGGAAGACCGAACTATGATGCAACAAAATTACCCATGGATCGATTATTATATGAAATGTCCGCAGGAGAAGGGTCATCGAAGTAGCATGAATATCATTTGGGACAAATTGAATGAAATAAAACCCGAATTTTGGATTCACATGGAGGATGATTTTCTCTTTCACACTCCAGGAAGTTATATTCAGAAAGCGACACAAATGATGACCGATGCGCGAAACTCCGGATATAATGTCCGTCAAATCTTATACAATCGTAATTATGGAGAGACGGTGCGTGATTACAAAATACAAGGACATCGTTTAATCCGGCGCATGACGCACGAGATCGCTCTTCATCAACATAAGGTCGTCGGTGATATCGGGTATGACAATTGTCATTATTGGCCGCATTACAGTTTTCGCCCCTCTTTGATTGACGTAGCCGCAATATTAACGGTAGGTAATTATGACACGCCCAACCAATTTTTCGAGATGGATTATGCAAATAAGTGGATGCAACTTGGGTTTCTCTCTGGATTTTACAATCAGATCACGAATCGACATATTGGACGACTTACATCAGAGAGAAATGATAAGACGCAGCCAAATGCATATGAACTCAACGATGAAAGCCAGTTTGTTGCTGCCCCCAAAGAACTCGATAAACGCGATATTGACCGTAATGTAGTAGTAGTATCGGCTCCACTGAAAAAACGGTATTTCTCAACGATTCCATTTGATGATGGGTTTGGTGCGCAGTTTCAGAGGTTTATTTGGACGTGTATTTATGCAGAAGAATATGAAGAATCTGTATTTGTGTATAGAACGCCGAAACAGATCGCGCATAATTACAACGCTGACCCACAATTTATCGCTAAATTGGAGGAATTAATGAATATGAAATCGAATTATTTGAACTATAACGATGCTATAAATTCAGACCGAACTATTGAAATATTGACGCCTGATTTCTATGACATCTTCAATTATGTCGAGAAACATATCGATACCTGTATGAAGAGTAAAAGTATGGGGCGGATAAAAGAGCATTACTGGCGAAACAAAGACCGGGTGCGTGAGAGATTGCGTTTGTATCGTATTCCATCACCACCATCAGCGAGTGATACAAAATATACACATCATCTCTCAGTTCATATCCGGCGGCCGAATTGCGATGATACTCGGCCAAATGGTGGTGAGGAATACACAAACGAATATTATATACGTTCTCTTTTGAAGATACGAGAGACGTATCTGAATCGCGACTCTGATAATCGTATTCAGTATCATATCTATTCACAAGGAACCGAAGACAAATTCGCGGATTTATGTAAGCACGCCATTATCGGCGATGATATTATGATGCATTTGAATGACACCAACGAAGATACATTTATTGGAATGACCCTGGCGGATATACTTGTTACCTCTGCAAGTTCTTATAGTTATACCGCCGCATTTTTATGTGATGGGGATATTTATTATACTGAATTTTGGCATAAACCATGCAGCTGGTGGAATAAGTTAGAAAAATTGGCGAATTGATATCGTAGTTACGTAGTAATATACTGTTTTTATTCTAACATAATAGTAACTCAAAGAATATGAACGATAGTATGAATGAAATGAACGACGACACATATGGTGATTCCGACTTTTTAGCCCAACGCGACACCACCATCCATGATTTTCGTGCAAGCGATAAAGAATCCAAACGCAAAATAATCGAGAAGATGCTCACGCTTCGACATAACATGAAATATAATAAGCACCTAATTTCAGTATATATGAAAGCCAAGGGACTGTTCGATACGATGGTAGAGGAACACCGTAGTCAGTTATACTATTTAGATGAAATATATCGCCACATCAATCAACTTATACGTGAAAATCTCTCGACGATGTCGAAAAAACCGAATGGAATGATGTCTGAACTCATCATTGATAAAAAACGTATTGGTACTCTTTTAAAAAAGATGCGGAACAGTTATGATAAGTTAATGAATGTGGATACGGTGATCGGAGTTACAATCGATAAAATGAATGAAATCACATTTATGGATGATGACGCTCAACGTGCAGAAGAAGACGGCAGCGATTCCGGGATTGATGAAGACGATGGCGAACAAAGTGAGGCTGAATACGACGCGGATGACATCGACGACATCGACGACATCGACGACATCGATGATAGTGAAGAAGAAGAGGAAGAAGAAGAGGAAGAAGAAGAGGAAGAAGAAGAGGAAGAAGAAGATGAACAAAGTGAGGATGAAGAAGACGAAGACGACGAACAAAGCGATGCTGACGAAGAAGAAGAATATGCCGAACAAAGTCAGGCTGAAGAAGACGACGATGAAGAAGAAGAAGAAGGTGAGGCGGAAGAAGAAAAAAGTGAGGCTCAGGAACACGACGAGGAAGATGAAGAAGAACCCATTATATTGATGTATTAGTGACTTGGTATTCTCGTTTTAGAAGAAATGAATATAATCGAGTTGAGCGCGAAAACCGACGTTGTGTAAGCCATCTCCGACACATTCTTTGAAATATACGAAACCAAAATGTTTTGTATATTCCAACCATTTCATCCCCAGGGGTTAACCAGATGATTTCTACGATTTCAACTGTGGCGCCATAACATTTTGCGAAGTTTATATAATCTTTGAACGTATTTTTGAATGAAAATGTATATATACAAATATAATGCTCCGTTAGATCCGGTGAGCTTGTATTCGGGTCAAACCCATGTATTTCCCTATTAAATTTTTGACACATCCCTAATTCATAACGTGACATAAGCCATACGACCGATTATGTCACATGTGTAAATACATTTCAATTTACTGAGGATAAAATTATTATATTCTTAAAATATATATTATCATCATTTTCATATATCATAATGTCTTATATTAACAAGGTATTCAATACTCCATTCTTTCAAAATAAGTTTGTATTATACGGCAGTTTGTTGCTCGTATTATTGAGTATTTTACGTCATCTTGGCAACAAGAACATCAACGCGGTTGTGCTTATGGCATTAATCGGTCTGCTTATGTCATACTTTAGTAAAAATATGATTATTGTCCTTTTAACCGCATTTGCGACGGTTTTTCTCCTTGAAATGGTTGGTTCTCAAGGAGTGATGGAAGGAATGACGACTAAGAAAGAAGATGATAAGAAGGAAGATGATAAGAAGGAAGATGATAACAAGGATGATGATAAGAAGGAGGATGATAAGAAGGAAGATGACTCGGATAAACCAGTCAATGACAATAAAGATAAAAAAGATAAAAAAGAAGGAAATGCAAATTTAATTTCCAGTAAGAAGCCCGCAAAGAAGAAGAAACAAGGAATGGCATCTTTGTCGCCGGCCAGTTATGACGGAAAAGAACATGATGGCGAAAACGAAAGTACAGACGGTACGAAAGACGCCAACCGTATCGATTATGCATCTACCCTAGAAGAGGCGTATGATAATATCGAGAATATTATTGGTGAAGAAGGCGTGCGGGGTTTAACCGACCAAACAAAATCTCTCATGAACCAACAAAAGGACCTCATGAATAGTATGAAGGAAATGGGTCCTTTGTTGAAGTCGGCAGAAGGATTTATGCATCAAGTCACCGGCAACGGCGGCATCCAAGGAATAACGAATATGTTGAAAGGATTTGCAACCCCTGGCGGTGCTAAATAATTCATAGATTCAATTATAATATCGAACGCTTTCGCTATTATTTATCGTTTTTGTATAATACACCAGTGGTTCGTTAATATATAAACAATCCGCGTATTGTATCACTCTTTTCCAATAGTCCCAATCTTCGTATTGTATTATATTAAACTTTCCCGCCTTATTTACAATCGAATTGTGGATGATAACGGATGAATTATTTATATAGTTCGTTCTATGAATGATATTGTAGTTGAAAACCTGTGGAATATCACTTTGAAAATATTTACTAATGATATTAAAATCCAATTTATCAGTTCCGATTGAATTATGATTGATTACATACATGTTTGTAGATGAAAAATTACAATTATTATAGAGCATATAGGATAGCTGCGCTTCTAACTTATTTTCTAGAAAAAAATCATCATCATCTAAAAAGGCGATCCATTCGCCCCGTGCGCTTTCTAATCCATAGTTTTTAGTCATTCCCTGTGCAGAAGGTGCGTTATGTTTTATTCGCATATTTACTGGCAAATGAATTACGGTCGTTTTATCGTATTTTTCTAATTCTCCAGAATAATACCGCGGGTCAGTAGAACAGTCATTTATTACGATGACTTCTACCTCTTTATACGTATTCGCTAATACACTCTTTATGCTATGGTTTAGCAACTCGTATCGATTGTACGTCGGTATAATAACACTTACGAGCCCTTTAATCGGTTCCATCGATAATACGGGTAATACGTATAATACGTATATTGTATTTATATTTATATCATAAAAATAAATAAAGGCATATAATAATACTAACCTCTTTGGTGCGTTTAGCATTATTCGTATATTACTATATTTCAATCATGGTTCGTAAGTGCGCACCTGGTGTTTTATGTTTTGAAAATATCACGCTCGTTATTTTGGCAGTTATCGTCGTGGGTATCGCGATTTATGCGCATTCTCGTTTTTTCGGCCATGGATCTCATCCTCACCACGGACACCACGGCTATGGCTACGGTCATTACAGCGCAAGCTCTAGTCCAGTTATTATGATGTCGTCCGATCAGCAACAATCCGATTCGTTGGATTTCGGGATAGGTGGCCCGTCTTCAAACCAGGACGTATTATTAAACCCGTATGTTCCACCACTTCGCGATAACTCTGTTGGTTCAACGCGCCCGATGTATGATATTCGGGGCGGTGTTGAGACAATTCATTACGGTGGCATGGGTGGCGGCGGCGTCCGCGTAAATGTACCGACACGTTCGGTAGATACGACGTATCGCCAGGTTGGTATTCTTACTAGAAGCGGAGGCAGCAGCGGCAGCACACCATCCGCTACACCATCACAAGAAACCATTCTTCCGCTTATTGGCCGGCCATTATTTACAAACCGTGATAAATGGCAATTTTATACACTCAGTGATAAAAACAACGCTATCAAATTACCGGTTGTCGTAAATGGAAAGAGTGGAACAAACGAATATGGTTGTAATAATGTCAGCTCGGGTGATACGGTATATGTGGAAGGTTATAATGATGCATTCCGCGTTACAGCATATGATAGTGCATCGTTACGTTATTTACCTTCCTTGTAATGTACTTGCTACGACTGACACAGTAGCCGCAGCGGCAGATGTTGAAGCAGTCGATGGCTTTGTTGAAGATGTCTCGGACGAATCAGATGAACCAGATAGCGATGCGGATGAGGAACCTGATTGTGTATTTTCCTTTGTTTCATTTTCCTTAGCAGCTTGTCCTAAATTTGAGAATTGTTTGGCAAAACCTTTCACGTTTGATGCACTATCTAGTGTGTCCGTTTTTTTCGTTACTATTTTTCCGTCTTCTTCGAATGTTTGAATACGAGAAAGCTCCCATACAGACGGAGACGCGCCATCAAACCGCTCACATTCACCATTTGCACCATTTGGTCCATGTCCTAATAATTTCATTAATTTTAAGAATTCTCTTGCAAGACCCGGCGGAAGGCTCTCTTTATTATCATCCAAAAATGTCTGCATTTGTGTAAAACTATACTTTCTCTCGGAACCGCGAATCTTATACGAGAACCCATAAACCTGCTCTTTAAAGTCGGCATATCCGTCATTTTTCATGAACTCGGGGTTTTCCATTAACGCATTCAACATTTTCAAGATTTCCATCGCAGATGTTTTAGTTTGATCCTTTTCATTTTCAAGGCTTGCGCGCGCACGTTCGAGAGATTTTTTGAGTGTTTGAACAGATGTTATCTTGCATCCTAGTTCTCCTACTTCCAGATTCACGACATACGTATTCGACTCATCGACTACCACCTTTACATCGGGGTTATCATTTCCAGCTGCAATATTCTGCGCATCCTTGTTCAACTCATCCGGTGTCATCGGTGCAATCTGCAATCTAAATTCGGATGTATCTATCTTATTCTTACTATCTAGTTTTTGTAAAAAGGCTACTGTATCAATCGACGCGGGCTTTACATCGGCGTCTTTACCTTTTATTTTGTATAAGCGTTTGGAATCTGTTAAAATGCTTGGTGCCGCGTTTTTATCCTCTTGTAATATTCGAACCTTAATCGATGAATCGGTTGATTCTTTTAATACTTGACCTTTTTCACCAGTATAAATGAAAAGGCCGGGTTGATCAACGCCAAATGTATCGCCATTCGCAATACCCACCGTTTCCTTGGCTTCTATGTATAATTTACGCTTGTCTGACTGTATCTTTTTGATATCTTGTGTGAATTTACCGTATAATATACGACGCAGGTCAAATATATTCGTATCGTTTTTATTCAAGGGTTTATCACCGGTTTTAAGTTCAATCTGGATATAATAAGGAAGACCCTTTTGAATAAGAAACTGTACTAATTTCCATACCTCATCCTTGTTTTTACATTCATGTACTTCTACGCCGATTGAAATATCGCCTTTTACTTCAGGTCCTAATGAAAACGGTTGCTTTTTACCGTCCTTCTGTGAGGTGCCACTGACGGCACCGGTCTCTGTGGTCTTGCTAGTGTCAGCGTTGGCTTCTGCATCTTCTCCATTATTCGAAACAGGGGCTGCGGTTGGTTGGTTATTTACGGTGGTAGTCGCCTTTGGATCTGCGACATTCGTAGCAGGTGGTTTTGCGTCAGAATTCGCCTTTAAAGCGGCAGTAACTGCCGCAGTTACAACAGTTTGTATTATTGTATTCATATCCTCTGGTGAATATGCAGATTTGGCAGCAGGGGCAGGGGCAGGGGGGGCGGTATTGGTTTCTTGCATTTGTATTCCACCTTGACCTTCTTCACCACCTATCATTTTATAATGTTTTTGTTTTCGTCGCATACGTCGAATCTTCTTGTATTTTTCCTTTATTTGTTCCAACTCTGGAAGTGAAATGTATTTTTTCAGCGTACGATTTACTACACTGTTCAGTTTAGATGGATACTTTGTCATAACTCCTGTCATATTTTGACGGCGGCTTTGTCTAAATGTAGATCTTCGTGCCGACTTATGATGTTTTTTCCATTTTCTCACACTCTGATGTTGTTGTTTTCGTATCTTTCTTATCTTATTTCGTGATAATTTCATCCGGTTCCATATACATAATTTATATATAATTATATTATAGTAAATACATACAATACGTGAAAATTTATATATAACATTCGATGGCATCTAGTGGAAAATCAAATCAAGATGCACCAGTCAATTTAACATCCGACATTATGCGAAAAGACGACCGTCAATGTTCATCCACATGTAGTTTTTCATATCAATATAACACCAGTACATGTAATGTATTTCACAAGGGATCTTATTTGCGTATTCCGTACGATAGTGGAAGCGGCGGTCTCTATCCTGCAAGATACAATGGTGTTGATTATAAAGTTGAACATATTCATATTCATCAGCCATCGTTACATCGTTATGACGGCGCTCTTGCCGACGCGGAAATACTCGCATATCATTCAAGTGCAGATGGACGTAATTTAATCGTATCCATCCCTATAAATATCGGAAATGGCGTCGGAAAGCAAAGCTCCGATATTATGAATACGATTTTGCAGAATCTTCCCAGCCGGTCAAGCAGTGGTGGAAAGTATATATCTGATGTGAATAATTTCAATTTAGGCAACCTTATTCCAAAGGAGGGGTTTTTCACTTATGTTGGCAGGCACTTATTACCGCAATATACAGGAGTATATAACTACATCGTATATCATAAAAAAGATGCGATTCTTGTGTTTCGCGACTCGTTGGCTAGCTTGAATGACCCGAACCGCGATAGCGCTATCACCAAAACCGGACCAATTAGCGAGAATCAAATGCCGAAAAACATGTATTACTATAATAAACGCGGCGCAAATAACGCGAAAGGCGACGGTGATATTTACATCAAATGCAACCCGACAGGCGAGGATGGAACCGTTTTATATCAGCAATCCGCGAATAACGGTGAGCTCGGTAGTTTGGCTGAACTGGACTTGAATAAGTTTGGATTAAACTGGGAGACCATCTTACAAAATGACATCTTTCGTACGCTTATCGGAACATTAGTTGGTCTCGTAATCGCGGCAATTCTCTTCTATTTGTTTCGTTTTCTATTTAATCGTATCGGAAATCGTGTAAGTTCGTCCGGCGTTGTCATGGGGCAACGCGGTGGCGGCGGCGGGGACACCGAGTGGTAATATTACTTGTTCATTTCATTATAATAAATCATGTATTATAATGAATTTCTTCATTCGTTCGTTCATTCATTCACTCGTTAATTCAGTCATTAGATGACCCCATCATATTCAGGTTCAACGGCGCCATAAAGCTCTCCAAGAACCGGTTGAAACGAACCGCCGTCAGTTAGCCCAATATTATCATTTGGAGAGATGGGTACAAGCGTATCCACCAACTCCTCTTCAAGGGTCTTTACTGGTGCAGGGTTCATCGCGGTCATAACTTCTTGTTTCTTTTTCTCGGTGGGAGAGAACGTCTCAATACCATAAACACCGGTCACGCGACTGGCCCTACGAATGAACTCATAAGCAGCCAAAAACCCTAAAATACCGACAACCGGGTTGGTGCTGAGAAAAAGAGTAATCGCAAGAATAACGACGATTACTTGTCCGGCGGTGCTTTCAGCATATTCGGCAAGCGCACGAGGAACCGCGGGAGTAAAAACGATATACAATATTAATAGGACGAAAATCACCATTTCGTGTTGTTTTTCTTGACGCATTAATGTGCGAAATGTATCCATACTATATTGTGTAATATTGGCCTATATATAACCGAGATAGAATGTTATTATTATTATACTATATATTATTTTAAAACTAATCCAAATAGAATTGAAATTTCTCGGAGTATTCAGTTTATATTTACACATACACCGACGATGACTTCACCCCCTTCCACCGCGGCCGTCGTTGTATCGTATTTCGGTCCTCGCGGCTATACTCTTCTCAAAGAATGCATGGACGCCGACGATCTTAAATTGTTGAGAGATGAACTCACCGTGGGTGCATATGTCCCTAAAGCACCGGTTCAGCCACCTAAATTCCCGATCTACCGCGAATGTTCTAAAAAAATATATATTCCGCGGTTTTATGGAACCAAAATATACGGTCTTCCAGAAGAAACACGGATTCCACCAGGCACGCCTGTATCCGAATCTCTCGTCTTCTCTGGTGAGATGCGTGAATATCAGAATGTCATCGTTGATAAATATATACACCAAGTAACAAAACCCGAAAATGTCGGGATGGGTGGCGGTGGGCTCCTTGATGTAGATCCGGGCAAAGGCAAAACGGTTATGGCGCTTAATGTCATCGCCCGACTTCGTGTAAAAACTCTCGTTGTCGTTCATAAAAGTTTCCTTTTGAATCAGTGGATCGAGAGAATTCAGCAATTCCTTCCTGCAGCGCGTGTCGGAATGATACAGGGGCAAATCGTGGATATCGATGATAAAGATATCGTCATCGGTATGCTTCAATCACTCTCTATGAAGGACTATCCGAGAGATATGTTCGACACGTTTGGTCTCACAGTATATGATGAATGTCATCACATGTCGGCGGAAGTGTTTTGCCGTTGCATGATGAAAATAGTGACAAAATATACGCTTGGATTATCCGGGACGATGGTGCGTAAAGACGGGCTCACAAAAGTATTCAAACATTTCCTCGGCGACGTGGTCCATAAAGAGAAAAACGACACGACGACGCATTCGGTTATTGTCAAGGGCATCCAATATAAAGTGGATGACGCGGAATTCAACGAGACGGAATATGATTACCGCGGCAATCCAAAATTCAGCACCATGATTTCTAAAGTGTGCAATTATAATCGGCGGAGCGAGTTTGTATTGGATGTCCTACAGAATGAACTAGCGACGAACCCTGACCAGCAAGTTATGATATTGGCACACAACCGATCCCTCCTGGAATATTTCCATGATGCGATCGAACACCGGAAAATAGCGACGGTGGGGTATTATGTTGGCGGAATGAAAGAAGCCGCGCTAAAACTGAGTGAGAGCAAGAAGGTGATTATTGCGACATATGCGATGGCATCGGAGGGATTGGATATCAAGACTTTAACAACGCTGATTATGGCGTCGCCGAAGACCGATGTTTGTCAATCGGTTGGGCGAATCCTGCGCGTCAAACATTCGTCGCCTCTCGTGATTGATATTATAGATCCTCAGGATTTATTTCGGTCACAGTGGTTGAAACGTCAGACGTATTATATCAAGCAGAGATATCGTATTATTATGACGGATACAGAAGGATACTACAAAAACAACTGGACGGTGAAATATCAGCCGCCGATTGTTTCGGCGAAGAAGACCTCGCGTGCGATAGAAGAAGAAGAAGCAGCGATTGCCGATGCGGATATTATTGAGATTGATGAAGAAACTGGAAATCTCTCGGTGATAACGGAGACAAGCGCGAAATCGAAGATGAAATCAACCATTCCAAAAACAAATGGAAAATGCTTGATTCAATTAGTGGAGTGAAATGGAACCAGAGTGAAATGGAACCAGAGTGAAATGGAACCAGAGTGAAATGGAACGGAACCTTATGCGACCGGGTGGCAGCTATTGTAAGCAGTATGAGGAGCCGGATTGGCTAATGCTGTATTCTCGCGATTCACTTCGGTTCCTGAACCTCCGATAGAATACGCGGCATTCGCAAATGTACCTCCACCGGTTTGCCTGTTGCGTCGTCGCGTATTCACAGTCTTGCACGATTTATTACAGCATTTATGCTTACAGAAACGACTATGCCGACGAACACCGTTGGCGCCTATAATAATATCGCACTTGCACTTCTTGCATTTCATCGTTCGACGATGACGGCGATAGGTGACGGTCTTCTTTTTATAACGGCGCGAAGAACGTTTCTTTCGGCTAGCACCACCACCGGTGGCGACAGAATTGATACCAACGCTAACTGGCGCGTACGATCCGCGTGCATAAGCGCTATCACTCTCTGCATTTCCAGGATGAAAGGAATGAAATTGACTCATTCCGCCACCTCCTTGAACGAAAGCGCGTCCAGCCTGGCCAGGGTACATATTACCGGTTCCACCATTCTGGGGGATTTGATTGCTCGATAATGCAACCCCGGAATTATGTTCCGCCAGCGGATTTGAATGTAAATAGGATGACATTATGATATATTATTATGATATTATAATGAAATGGAATGAAAGGAATGAAACAATAGCGAAAGCGTCATGATTACGACTTAATGTAGCTCTTATTGCTACGTCTGCGGCAGAATGTGCGTTTCGCACCACGGGCGTACTTGCAACTCTGGCGCAACTTGCGGCTCTTGCATTTACGTGCAGTGGCCGAACGACAAGGCGACGAATGCAAACGCGCTAAATACTTCTTCTGGTCACGGAAGACAAACGGTTTGATTTTACGGATTTTTTGACCGCTGATGGGGGCGGAAGGCTGGAGGTTCATATGCTCACCGCTGAGACGGATTTTGCGGTTAGCTCCACCGAACAAAGGCTCTTCTGATGCAGAGGTGCTCATGATACTATGTATATAATAGATGAATAAAATAAATTCATTCATGCATGGCTATTACGATCGATCAACGAATCAACAATCAAATGCAGATCCATTTTATGCTTCTTACATTTTTGAATGGCACTTGTTGTACAATCGAACGCATAATAACGAAGTTCGGCCAAATGCCGAATTTGGGTGATATGGTCCTGTCCGTCAATCATAATCGCCGGGGTCTGAATCCCGTATTCCTTTTCAAATGGGTGTATTATATTTCTAAAGAGATAGTCGATCGCGATTTTGTAACTGTACATCGACGGTTGTACTGAACTATTTTTATCAGAGAAATTACGAATATCAAAAACGATACCCTTGAGTATATATTTGTGAGCCCATATGTATTCAAACATCTCGCGGGTTTGCATGATTCCGTCGTTTGAAATAGTTGTATGGATCCACAGCGGAGGCGAAGCCGGAGCACGAGGCGAAGCCGCCGGAGGACGATCATGAGGCGAAGCCACCAAGTCCTTCATATTTCGGGCAATATATTCATTTGTTCCAAACCGGTTGTTTTCAATCACCAACGAATGATCATCGACGAATGATACTTGACGCGGATTAGCACATATCATCGGAATACGATTTTCGCGCATCACTGATATAATCGCTCTTGAAGATGCATCTGAAACCGAGTAACATGGTTGAATAAATGGCAGTTGGTTTTTCCATTCACGAAAAATCGGTTGTGTGATATTCACCGCGTTGAATAGACGATGAAATGATACGGAAGTTGAATACACAGGTGGTCTCATATACGGAGGATAATATTATTATAACGTAATGTTTATACTCATTTGTTGCGGCGATAATTCAAATACCGAATTTCGTGTTGTTTCACCTGTTGTTCCGTAATGATATCACCTCTTGTAACAACTTCTATCGGTACCCAACGACAAAACCGTTTATTAAACCGACATACGATGTTGTACTCTTTTGTAAGTGTAACATATTTGTCCGGTTCTGTATTTTCGAATTCGGCTTCATCTTCACTTTCTTCCATGCTATCCAACCGTTCATTCTCTGTAATATTACGAAACAGGCGATTCATCATAACACTCGTTTTAAAGCCTGATATATGCGCGAAGTTGTGAAAAATGGGTTCGCAACGACCACCACCGCGTGACGACGACGGTAATACAAATAATTCATAGATATCATTCTGAATATTGGGTCGAACTATAAATGTCGCCTGAATATTGGTAAGCATATCATCGGGTGGAGGAATAAACAACTTTTTGGATGTAGGTACTGGTACTGCTGATACAGGTATCGGTGAAGACGCGGGTGCGGGTGCGGGTGCCTGAATATTAGCAACAACCGGGTGCTGCGAATGCAACGTCGCCGGTCTTTCTTGAAGTATTCTTTGAAATACACGGGCATGTGTGAAATAACGATACTGTATCGCAAATGTTTCATATGGCAACTCACGCACGATATTTTCGGCATCTTGTTCTGTATTGCATAATATTGGTAATCCAAATATAATACTATTTTGTTTTGTATAAGCAACTTGACGAATATCGTGTTCTTTAAACATATCTTCACATAATCGAATATGACCGCCAGCGGCGAGGGGTGGAACCGGATTACCCTTATACCAATAAATTGTATGAATAGAGAAAAATTGCGTGTGTGACATGTGATCATTCATTCGAAATGATACACCGCCAAATACAGTTCCATAAACAAGCGACCTGTCAAAACATGCATCAAATATACGAACTTTTCCAGGAAACCAACCATTATCTTGATGAAATTTGCGAATGACAGGCGAAATACTGCGATCCTGGTCGCGGTCGCGGTTATTCGCACCATCAATATCAATCACCGCGAATATTTTATTGCGCCTCCATTCGGTAGCCCACGCGATGCAACGTCGGCCCTTCGGAAGTATAAAACACTTATAATCTGTAACAATCGATGGTTTGTCGTTCTTATGAATAGACGCTTCATAAGAAAGTCTTGTAGCCGGAAAATTTGACAATAAACTATCGGTATCTTGCGAATTTAAAATACGCATATTCATCGTCGGAGGTTTAACCTGCTGCTGCTGCGAACGCTGCTGATAATGATGCTGCATGAGATAATAAATATACACGTTATATCTTTAACTCGTTTCATAGCTTGGGCGAAATGACATTTCAGCAGACGACTTTGACTTGAGCCCGATACCGCGCAGAAATGCTTTTAGATCGGTTTTCATATCATTCCTATTACTACTATTATTTATACGCTCATCATATACCGGTGGTTGTGGTTCGTCATGATCTATTCCTAAATTCGAAGAAGATGACGACTTGGCAGTCGTTCGTCCTCCTCCGGCTCCTGCACCTGATGGCTGGAGATTATTGTCTAAATTCTTGTTTATAGTGTCAAATAACGACTTATATTTTTGTTTTGGACAGTGGATCAAATCTTTTACTTTTGGGGCGGTCAGTGTTGTTTCGAAATAGATGTACAAATAATGTATAACTACAATTAAACTAATAGAAAAAAGAATATTTTGTATAAACCACAACATTACGAATAGTATATATTGTATTCATGTGTATATTACGAACATAATTTGAAGTGCTCTAAAAACGAATTAATATCATCTTTGCACGTTTTCGTAATTACATCTCTAATTCCATTCCTGCCTATTGCGGAAGTGGTTATTATACCATTTTCGGTTGTCATATAAAAATCGAGTACTTCCGTCTCTGTTTCATTCATAATGAATACAAAAGCATTCATAGATTTTGGGTGTGTTTTCACTACTATTTTCATATGTCGTTCTACTATGTGTTTCGGTGAAAGATACGAACCGGTGAATGTAGTATTCGCATGCGTATCCCCGGCATCGACGCTCGCGCGAGATAACTTGTAATAACTTTCATCCACGAGTAATGGAACCGTCATCGTCGTCTTGTTATCGTGATCTTCGCACATAATAATCATTTCGACAGTAGAAACCACTCCATCGACCGGAATTCTCTCTTTGAGTATTACGGTATCGGATCCACCGCGATGGTCGCCATGGCCACCGTGAATTTCATAGACACCGTCGTCAGTTACAATCAAATGTTCAATTTTCTTATATACGAAAAATACTTCAGTACCTTTGGGTCGAAGACGCCCCTTCTCGATGATTCCATGTATCCTTGGGTACATTTTATTCATTTCGTCTAATGTTATGTCGAGCAAAAATATACGCGGTTCTGTTTGCTGATGAGTTTGTATCGAATGAGTCGTTGATTGATTACGATAAATAGTACTGAGTCCTGAGATAACCGTTGCTTGGCGTGCATTCTGTTTTTTTCTTTGATCGCGGACGTGATTCGTGGCCATAACGTATATTTCACAAAGCCTGATACATAATATCATGAGTTATGTTTATATCGCATATGTCTGTGGTATGTATCGGTGTATGCGTGCTCATTATTCATAAACAATATAGAAACATAACCATAGTATGATATATTCACATAATGACACAGTCATTCATGGACGTCGAAACTCTCCCTCTTAATGAAGTCAAAAATACAAAACTGAAAAAGAACCCGAACCCGAAAAAGAACCCGAACCCGAAATCGAACCCGAACACACAAACATCGATTGTTATTATTTCAAAAACAGGTTCATTATCAGAATGTGTTGTTGAACCTGCAAGTGAAACAACGTTGGATGAACTTACAGTTCTACTCTCCAAGAAATGCGGATATCGTAATCATGACGGCTTCAGTTGTTATCACACGTTTAGATACAAGAATAAGAAGAAGCTGACATTTCCGGTTGAAAATGAGGAAGTTATTCCAAAATACATTTATGTCGATGTATGGGCGAAATCTGATGGACGCGCCGGGTATGAAAATAAATATGAGATGCCTCCGCCAATCGACGAGATTATTTTTTACGGAAATATTGCACTTGTCGCTAGGATTGACAAAGAAACCGCGATTAACTTGACGACCGAGTTATGGAATAAGATATACGAACACTTATTCGGTGGATTTGAAGACCTTGCGGCTACTGCTCTTGAGGATGAAAATGAAGTCGATGAGTTGGACGCGGTTCCTGCACACAAAAAAACAAGCAACGGATATTTAAAGGATGGATTTATAGTCGACGACGATAGTGAAGATAAAACTCCGCGTTGTAAAAAACAACTGAAAGGGCGTGGTAAAAAAAATAAGTCAGAATCTACTGAAAGTGAATTTATTACAGAAACAGATACCGAATCAGGCACGCCTCCATCAGATTCTCCAACAACATCTGATGCGGACGCCGACGCCGACCTGGAACCGGACCATCCAGTTGTCGAATGCAATATTAAAAATGCGATTATCGCCAAATCAGCTGCGCTTGTTAAGCCCAAGCGAGTCGCAAATACGAAGAATGTAAAGTCTAAAAAGTCGGTAGTCGACGAACCCATCGTAGCTGATGAAAGTGAGTCAGAGTTGAGTGAAGAAGAGTATCTGTAAAATGAATTATCATTTATGTTATACGTAAGTCGTAAAATTGATTAAAGAAATCTATTATAGTATAATACAATAGATTTCTATGTCGGCCGTTGAAACGATCGCTTATCCTGACCAATTTCGTATCGAAGTTAAAAAACGCATCTTTGCGATATTACACGCCTCCCACGACGGAGTCGGAGTCGGACCCGGACCTGGTTCTGCCGACGACGACGTAGATACTATATCTACGAATATCGAAAAGGGAATATTCAACTGGGCGATTCAACATGCATCCAAAAATAATATCGTGAAGAAATGGTCGAATCCATTCTTTGTGACATTATACATCGACCATCTCCGTTCTGTGTATATCAACTTGAAGAAGCCAGATGTATCAAGTGCGGTCATTTCTGGTAATATCAAATCACAAGAAATCGCATTCATGACTCATCAGGAAATTTGCCCGGACAAATGGAAGAAATTGATTGAAGACAAAAAGGTTCGCGACAAGCAAAAGTACGAACCGAATATCGAAGCATCCACCGACAACTTTACGTGCAATAAGTGCAAATCCAAAAAATGCACGTATTACCAACTGCAGACTCGCTCGGCGGATGAACCGATGACCACATTCGTCACATGTTTGGAATGCGGAAAACGTTGGAAGTGCTAAAATATAAGTCAATAATAAATATAAGCCAATAATAATATAATATAACAAAGATGTATTGTGATATTATTGCGTCGATAAAAACATATTTTCGTTGCTGTGTCAGTCGAGAAAATGCTGCTGCCTGCACGTTGAAAAAAAACGATAGCGACGCGACAGATGGAGAACGAAGTCCTGCGACTCCTGGTACTCCCGGTACTCCTACATTTGACGACCTCACAGCATCTACATCAAGTTCGAATTCATCTTCATCTTCATCATCGGGTGAGTATCATCATAACTATTTATCACACCGTATTCAAACACATAATAATAAACTTTTTCATCCTTTTTCATATCATACGGGCGGGTCTGCCACCATTCCTTAAAGTATCTCTAAATCTTGAATTCTCCAGTATTCGGAACCACCGTTGGGTAATGGTCGGCGGATAATAAACGGAGTTTTCTTTTGTTCCAACTCTTTCACCGCAATCAAGTAACCATCAATTACAGTAGAGTCGATCTTGATAAATGTCGGCGCACCTTCGTTGATTTGTTTGGCACGCTGGCCCAAAATCCGGGTTTTTTCATATTTTGTCATGATAGGGATTGTCCTGTGCAAATCATCAACAATAACGCCAGCGCTGTTTCGGACAACTCGCGCAAGTGTTTGTATTTCGTCATAATTGTGCGACAAAGATTCCGGATGATACGTATCGATATAGCTTTCACGAACACTTGACTTCAGTTTCTGGAAGTACTCGCTGCTATCTTTATCCGCCTCTTGATCGTCGTCTTCTTCTTCATCTTCGTCGTCGTCAAAATGTATGCCGTGAGGAACTCCAAGTAACGTCATGTCATCCTCCAAATTCTTCTTGGCGCTTGTTGTAGTGGCACGTTTCTTCTTTTTTTTTAATGCATCGCGCGCTGCTTCATCGTCGCTATCTGCTGCTGCTCCACCTCCCCCCCCCGCCACGTCCTCTCCATCACCTTCGTCGGCACTACTCTCGGCCCCTACCTCAACCTCTGCGTCATTATCGCTTTCATCAGATGTATCGACAACAGAAGATGTATCATCACCGGTGGCAATTGAACTTGCGTCACCACCTGATTCAGATCCAGATTCACCTTCTGGTAAAATAGGTTCTTCTTCATTCTCGGATTCCGCATCGGGGTCGCGTATTTGTTTTTTTGGAAGAGCAGGAATACCACTGGACATCATGTAATGGCTTGGTGTATATATATATATGTATCACACTTTATTATGTTTCAATTTATTGTTTTACATCACTACTATCGTAAAACAATAAAAAAGTAAGAGCGCCGCGCAACATGCATGCATTCGTTTATTTCGTTTCGTTTCGTTTATTGTTGTTCGGTGTTCCACACCTTGTCGCACTTTGCGCATAAATATACATATTTGAGATTGGTATCATCATATCGCACGTAAATAATCTCGTTGTGCGATTTCTTCTTGTCCGCCGCCCCTCCCGCCGACGTTCCTTGATTGCTGGGGCATTCATCATTCGGGCAACGAATTGTATGAATGCGCGGCAACGTCGGGTCGAACTTCGTGTATTTATTCACCACCTGTGAAAAGGATTGCGGCGTTGCTGCATGCTTCACATTCACCTTGCTTACACAGATATTATCTGCTGCAATCGTATTGTCTATATTTCCACAATTTCTGCAGTAATATTGCAGTTCGTTTTCTGGAGTGATACTAATATAATACATGTTGCTGCATACCGTACAGAAATGCATACTGAGCTCTTAAATTGACGCCAACGAGAGAATGGTAGTATAATGTATATAGATACATTTAATTTCAATTTAAGTCTCATATATCGGAAATATTACAATTATAAGTATTACAATCGTTACGACTCAAACTGGGCATTTACCTCGTCATAATCCTTCATAATAGTATCGTATGATATGGAAGTACTAATACAACCATATAAACCAATCGAGACTGTTTTCTTCTCTGGATATTTCTTGGTTAGTTCTATCAAAATCTCTCGAACACGTGTTTTATTTTCTATAAATTTCCGGTTCATGAACTCTTGAAACTCGCCGACAAGCGACGGCTCTATCGTGATATATGTTGTCAAGTCCTTCATCAACGTCAAACATGCGAATTTATAGTTGTAATATTCTACAATCAAATGGTAAGATATGAAATCGCTGTGACCTGGACGAATCCCCGGCTCGTGAAGTAGCGGCTGTTTATCCAATAATGACTGAAACGTCATCAAAACCGAACGAATATTCTGACATCCCGACCATTGCTCTCCACGCCAGGTATTTACAATAGAAACACACACCTTCTTATTCGCATAAAAATTGGGATGAAACCGAATGTTATTCGTGTTTGTAAGATAAGAAACAACCGGCGGGGAATGAGGATAATTCGTAGGGAACTTAAAGACGAAGAAGTAATAACCACCGAAATAAAGGGTGTCGGATGGACCAACAATACATGCATATCCAGTAAGAATATCTGTCTCACTATGACGATATATAATACCACATTCGTTTAATGTCGGATCGGTCATTACATCGCGGATATCCCGGAGGAGACGCGTGACTGTTTCTTTGGGAATTACGACTTTGGTAGTTTCGTCTTGCATCGTTGTGGTTCTAGAGTAAATCCAATATTGTTTTTATGTATTTTTATGTATTCATACCGCGAACTTGAATTCACGGTTATATTCGTTTTAAGGCGTCGGATCCTTTTCAATAGCAACCTTCTTCGCTACTTTACGTATCACCTTATCTATATTCCCGTCCTTCTCTCCATCAGTGACGGCTTTGGATAACTTGAAGTATGTTTCATTCTCTCGGGTGTTGCTATTCATACAGCGCGGGTTGGCTTTCGCCCATTCATTTACAAGTGCCACATTCTTCTGTTCAACGGCAAGAACCGCGTTTGTCATTTTCATGTGGTCGGGTCCGTCGCGTTCCCACTGGTTGTTTTCCTTAACGTATAAGGTTTCACGCTTGACGTCGCTGCAATGAACCGGGCGTTTATATACATCGGTTTTCTGGAGGTTGTCAATTAGAATATTCGACATCCCCTCCACATAACCGAGCCTGCCAACATTTTCCATATCGGTCATGTTCAATTGGATGGAATTCACGAAATCCTTCATGTTCATCGCATCCTTGCACTTCTCGTTAAGAAACAGGTTCATGTTGAATGTGGGGTTATGGCTATTGGTGGTGGTGTTGGTGAATGTGGGATTATCGCCATGTAAA